AGTAATGATTTATTTATTAGGCTTTATATTGGGTTTGGCGAGTACTGTTATCGTGGTTGAGTTAGTTAATTGGCTTTCAAGCGATAACAAGCTACAGCCTTATTTGAGCAATCAAGGGGCAAGTAATGATTAAAGTAACAGAGGTTCAGTATAACGGACTTATTGACCGGGTGTACATGGCAGGTCACAATCTGATTATAAATTCTGCCAATGGTCGTACGGACGTTTACATAAACGGCACTAATATTTTAATAGCACGAAAGCATGAGGAAATGAACGGCATTAATGAGTGTTTTGAAATTGCTGGCAATGTTGCATTTGATACAGAATCATCTAAGGCCATTCATTGATGTTGATGTTTTTATTAATATACCCGGTTGTCGTTTGCGTATCGGCAGCCGTGGTTATTTATCTTGCATTAAATTGGTGTATCAAGTGTAAATACTGCGATAGCGAGATAGAAGTATCTAACCGGGTTTGCGTTCAATGCCACACTAAAGAAATGAGTGATTAAAATAAATAGACTTTATCTTGATTGATACTTGCTTTACTCGGTAAATTGAATTAAGCTTAATTTATCAACTCAAGAGGCTATCAAAATGACAGATTCAGAGAGAGATTTACTTAACAGGCATAAGAGCGACAATACATCAAAGTTATTTGTTTTATGGTTTGCAGTGTTATGCATGGTGGGTAAGTTACTTGGCTGTAACGGTGATTTTGTAGAGGTTGTTTACTGTATCACGGTATCAACAGCCTTGGCGTATTACGTATGGTTACTATACGTAAGATTAACATTTGTAAAAGTGTATGGCTTTCGGATAAGCAATAAAAGCTAAGGCACTTCAATTAAACAAGAGGTAATTATGGCAGAAGTAAAGATAACAAAAAGACAGCAAGCAAAGATTGAAAAGGCTGTTGAAGCATTGAACGAAGTTCAGAGAGAGGTGCAATCAAAAAACCAAGATAATTATATTAATTGGTACTTAGAGGGTAATGACAATTTACTCCTAATGAGTGGTAACTCACACGATGAGGAAAATAAACCCCGAGAAGATAGGGTTATACTGCACTCATACCTAAATCATTCTAGTGGAGGAGGTTGGTAAAATGAAGTACATGATTATTATAGGTCTTGAGTTTGCAATATACTCACAGATATTAAAGTGCGAAAGAAGCGGGCAAAACTTAATTTTTAACAATATCGAAGAGGCTGAGAAAAAAGCATCTCAATTAATAAAAGCCAGAGGCGCTAAGGTGGCGATTGTATCAATCTAAACCAGCGTATAAGAAACAGCTAAACGGACAGGCACTTTAATTAAACAAGGGGTAATAAATGGATAAGCAACAACTAACTGAATTAATCATAATACCAACTCTAAAAGAAATACCGAAAGGACATTCAGAGGAGGCGGTAAAAGCTATTCAAATGATAATAGCCCATGAGTCAATGCAAGGTCACTTTATAAAGCAAACTAAAGGCGGGCCAGCGTTAGGTGTTATACAAATGGAACCGTTAACGCATAGTGATGTGTGGAGGCATGGCGATAGTATACAAAAGAACGCTGAGTTATTACATATAGTAACTAGGGGTACTGGTGTGATGAATGTACCGTCACCACGAAGATTGATTTATGATTTAAGATATAATGTTTTCATGGCACGACAAAAGTTGTTTATGGCCCAAGGTGCATTACCGAATGATTCGGTTGATATGAGTAAGTATCTAAAGAAACATTGGAACGGTCCGGGCAGGGCTACAGCGCAAGATTATTTACTTGCATACTTGGGGTGGAATTAATTATGAGTGTATTTTCTGCGGTGTGGACAGGCGTTAAAACCATATTTGGCGCCAACCCTGAAAAAGGCGCTGATATGTTATCTGGCGTAGGTAGCTTTATTGATGAGTCGTTTTACACTGAACAAGAAAAATCCGAGGCGGCAATTAAGGTTTTAGATTTTAAACTTAAGTGGATGAATGCAACTCAAGGTCAAAACTTAGCACGTCGATACTGCGCGATAATGTTTGGCCTTAATTTTATATTCACTTTCCAAGTGGGATTGATGCTAATCGTATATGGTCATTTTACTGACATAGAGCCGTCTTCTATAATTGACTGCGTGCAGATAGCGACAATTAGCGATACTAAAAAAGTGATAGATTCAATAATAGAATTGGTAACATCATTCCAACTTGGCTGGATAATGTTGGCAATAATTGGCTTTTACTTTGGTAAAGAGTTTACGTCAAGCAATAAAAAATGATAGACTAAGCAGGATTTTAACAACTATGAGCATTTTACAATGGACAACATCAATTCAGTTAGCACAGGAAAGCGCAAGCGAACTTCTACAAAACCCACAAAACGCAAATAGTGAGTTATTTACTGCTTATTTAATTTTATCGTTATTGTTAAAAAGGTCATCCTATGCGATGGCCTTTTTTGTTAGTTGCATGTTATTTGAGTTAAAGATATTTGATATATTGACTAGTTGTAGTCTATATCTATTGACATTTGTTATTTACTCATACGTGTTTACATGCTGTGAAAACAATAAAAGCAAGACAGCGTGTGCTATAATCCTTTTTTTATCAATCATCTTAGCTGTAGAATCGGCATTATATGGGGCGTACGGATACTATGAAGCAGTTGAAACATTCATTTATAACGATATCGAACATCTGTCTTTGTACGCTCATATTGTCTTTATCTGCTCACTTGCTCCAGTCAGGAGAATTAAAAACCGTATACGAGATATCACTTATACTGTTTTGCATATGTCGCGCAATAGTGCTTATTTTGTTCTGTGCTGATACAATAAAGCATAAGTCAATCAAAAAACGTAATAAACTATGAATGAGCAGAGGTTAAATAAATTAGAAAATGCAATGATAGATATGGCTGAAAAGTTCAGTGAATTTCTTGCTATAGAATCAGCAAGAAAAGAGCGGGATAAACATCAAGTGGCCTTGAATGAGAGGGTGTCCGACTTTATGGAGACTTATAAATCACATGATAAGCCAGTTATTGAAACATCAAGAAAATGGCAAGGTTGGTTCTTTTGGTGGTTAACTAGACTTGTTTTACCAGCTATTTTAGCAGCGGTATTGATTGGCGCTGGTGCTGAGATTTACGAAAAAGCACCGGGCAAACATATTAAACATAGTGAAAAGAAGGTCGATAATGAGTAACTTAAACTTTAACGAAATAGGCTCAACGATAAGAGTTAATCTTGGTTATGATATAACATTATCAACACCAACTTTAGTTATGCAACCAGAGGTAGGCATGGAGACTAAAGAAATAACTGACGGTGTTACTATACCACTAACAACTGTAGTCACTGAATTAGAAACATTTAACTCAGGCGAGTACATTGAATATAAAACGATAGACGGTGATTTAGATTATGTTGGTAGGTGGAGAAAGAAAGCTAAACTAACTTTCTCAGCAAGTGATATACAACAAAGTAACTTTGAGAAATTCAGAGTATTAGCGTAAATAATATAAGGTGATGATATTTATCACTGCTTATTTAATATACAAAGTACACTAGTTAGCCTCGCACTTGCGGGGCTTTTTTGTTTTACTGGGTAAAAATGTTATAATATCCGTTAATTCGGAAAACATACGGTGAGTCATGGCTAACAAGAAAGGTACGTTCTCAAAAGAAAACCAACCAAAGAATCGAAAGGGTAAAACCGAGCGAACAAAGATACTTGAATCATTCAAAAGATTATCAAAAACAGAAGAGGAGTTTTACGACCTATTAACGACTAAGGCCTTCGACCCAGAAGATAGTTTTTCATTTAAAGAATTACTACTTAGAGTGTCACCTTTGCCAAAGGCGACTAATCCGTTGGTTAAGTTTAAGTTCCCAAAGAAAGCAAAGCCACACGTTCAAGCTGCCCATGTATTAGCAGCCATAGCGGAGGGTGAGATTCCAAGCGACATAGGTAACGTTTTTATTCAGTCTATTAAATCAATGATTGATATCGAAGAGTACACAGACTTGAAAGAACGCATAGAAGCTATCGAGCAATCGCTAGGTGCTGTTAGTGGGTAGGTTAAGTAAGCGGTTAATTAGTTTAGAGCTATTAGCCAAAGCAGCGGGCGGAACACTCGAGCCCACAATTTATGGCGTAATAGATAGGGTTGATAATATTGACGGTAAATTAGTGCCTAATATTTTAAGGAGGTGGAAAGGTACTATAGGTGATATGAAGACTACTGATGAAGAGCCGACGGTATTATTAGTGCCAAAGCTTGAGCCTTTCATATTGAAGCATGTTAAGTATAAATGCCTGTTTGGCGGAAGGGGCGGAATGAAAACCCGGTTTGCACAGAACGTACTTATAGCCGATGTTCATTCGAGCGGTTCTAAGAACTACGTATTACGTGAGCGAATGACTTCATTGAAAGAAAGCATTTACTCTGGCATAGAAACAGCTATTAAAAAGTCAGGGCTGGGCGGGTTTTTACCAGTACCGAGCAAGTGGGAAATACGGAACGGTAACGGCGGTAAGTTTACGTTCGGTGGCATGCAAAATATTATCGATATGAAAGGTGCGTCAAACTTTAAACGGTTTTTGATGGAAGAAGCTGAAAAGACCAAGCAAGAAACTATCGACGTACTCGGGCCCACACTAAGGGATACACCCGGCGCTGAATTATGGTATCTATGGAATACGGGCAGCTCACAAGACCCGATGAGTAAAGAGTTTATAACACCTTACCAAGCTGACTTAGATAAAACGGGCTTCTATGAAGATGATTATCACATGATAGTTAGGCTCACTTACTTAGATAACCCATGGTTTGAGCATGACGATTCGCTAAGGCAAGAACTAGAAAAAGACAAGCAAAAGGTCGAAAGGGGTATTATGTCTCAATCAAGATTTAACGGTATTTGGAACGGTAAGTTTAATGATGATGTTACAAATTCAGTAATTAAAGAAGACTGGTTTAATTCGTGTATCGATGCTCATATTAAGCTAGGTATAGAGGTTAAGGGTGCCAAGGTTTCGGCGTGTGACCCCAGTGACACTGGTAATGACCCGTGCGGCTATGTTGATAGACAGGGTGTAGTATTTGT